TGGTAGGCTGAATACTGCTACACGTTTGCCTTTAAGTAGGCTATCGCTGGTTACATCCTCCCAACGAAAAGGGTTTGGTCCGCCAATGCTTTCGTCACGAACACGAGTTTTGAACACCACGCAGGGTGCCTTGAATCCTTCGATCATCTGTGTGTCTCCTTTAGATTAGATGGAAAATGCCGTCATTTGCGGCACAGTGTATTTATGCCTAATAAATACATACATAATGAAATATAGATTTGACTTCGCTCTCACCACATATTGTCAAGCAAAATGCCGTAGTTGCGCCAGAACAAATGAAGTTACTGGTGACAAGGAAGATTGGCTTGAATTAAAACATATGGATTTAGGTATATTTCAAAAACGTTTAGAAAGTATGCAGGGTAAAGATATAGATTACATTTTATTCTGTGGCGAGTTTGGTGATCCTATGATGCATCCGCAAGTTACAGATTTTATCCAAGAGAGTTTCAACTATACCAAAAATGTACAAATCAATACTAATGGTGGTTTACGTCAGCCTGAATGGTATAAAGAACAAGCAATAAAATGGAACACTAATAAAAATCCACGTGAAGGATTGGAAATCTTCTGGGGTATAGATGGTGCCGATCATGATACCAATAATTTATATCGAGAAGGCGTCGATACAGATAGAGCATATGCTAATATGCGAGCATGGTTTAAAAATGGCGGACATGGAAAATGGGCATACCTAATATTTGACTGGAATTGGATGCAGATACCTGAAGCAACAGAAATAGCAAAAGATATTGGTTGTGAAATAGAATTTAAATTTAATAATAGAAACCACGGTTTAATTACTGAAGAAAATAAAAAATATGCCGTGGAATTTTTGAGAGAAGTAATATGATTTGTGGGAAAATAAGTTGTCCTGTTCACCATGAAGATGGTAGAGAATTTGAAATAACACCTGAAGGCAGAGTATGGAGTTGTTGCTATTTTGCAAATGGTTGGGATAAAAGACATCATATTGACAATGAAGATACAAGATTGTTAATGAATGATCCTGAAATCAAACGTGCATTTGAAGAAGATCCAAATTGGAATAGTTTAGATCATTACACACTGGCAGAAATATTAGAACATCCAGTATTAAAAGATTACATATATAAATCAGGATGGCTCAGTAACAATCCGCCGGGTGTTTGTGTTAAGGAATGTAGTATAGAAATAGATGAAACAACTGGCAAAAGTAAAGGAAAAAGCGAATTAGTAGTAAATAACTATATATAAATTAAACTCTGGGGAGGGGAAAAATGGACTGGAAACACGCAAGCATGTGTGCTGATGTAAGCAACCATGTATACCAGGATGGCAATGACTGTAAAAAGAGTATAGCAGAATATATACAAAAAGGATTTAAATTCTTAGATAAAGATGGTGCTCAAGGCTGTATGTTTAGACATAACGATAACAAAGTAGTTGTAGCATTTAGAGGTACAGAACCATCGCAATTAAATGATGTACTAGCAGACATCAAAGCATGGAAAGAATCAAGTGAAACAAAGGGTAGAGTTCACAGTGGATTTAAAAATGAAATTGATAAACTATGGCCTGATGTTGAAAAGTGGATTAAAGGAAAGGCAGTTAACAAAGAAAGTGATACTGTTATTGTAACAGGACACAGTTTGGGTGCCGCAATGGCAACTTTGTGTGCTAGTAGAATTGCTGACATGGGTTACACTGTTAACTTGTATAACTTTGGCAGTCCACGAGTTGGAAACTATAATTGGGCAGAACAATTTGAGAATATCCCAACTTGGCGTTTTGTAAATAACAATGACATTGTAACAAAAGTTCCACCGTTTGGACTGTTCACACATATTGGTGATTTAAAATACATCAACTATTACGGAAACGTAAGACAAAGTACATGGTGGCAGAGATTTAAAGATCAGATGAGAGGACGCTTTAGAGCATTACAGAAGTTCCAATTATTTGATGGAGCATTTGATCACAGTATGGGGTTATATGCAAAAAAAGTTCGTAAAAATTACGAAGAATCTTGATTATTAAATGGCACAAGCATAGTTAATTCGTTTGTGCCATTTTTCCAATCGCTTTCTAAACTTTTAACAATTAGGGTTGTAGGATATTCTTGTTGAGCAGTTTCTATTTCTTCCCATGTGTTTACTAATTTACTCATAATACCTTTATAACATGGAGAAGGGTTATGTTCATGTGCTAACATCATCATATGTTCAAAGCCGTTAAATCTCCAGTTATAACCTAAACGATTATCAGATCCCTTAACAAATCCATCATATCGAATTACGTCCCAAATAGTAAAGGGTATTTCATCCCCTTCAATATAAATTCCATCAAACATAGTATTATTGTTCTGAGCAAGTGTACTAAATTCTGACCCATATTTTTCTAAATCTGGTATTTGATTTCCGTGTGAATCATTGAATTCAACACTGTTGTTTCTAACGACTACATTCACACGTTTGCCATCTAAACAAGGTTGAACTACTGCTGGAAACTTAATAAGTTTTTTATTCTCTTCAGAATATTCATTAGGATATTGTACAGGATAGTCAGGTATTAAATCAGGCCAAACTGCATTAATTGTTGATACCTCTAAATCTAATGTATTTTCTTTTTTTAGCATTGATAGAAACAATTCTGCTTCATCTCTGTTAATATGACTAAACACTAAATTACAAGCAAATCTTGCCTCATCTTCATCCAGTTTGTTTTGGTAAATGTCTTCGGGTATATGCATGAACTTACTAATACCCATACCGTCCTCTACTCCTTTTTCACGAAGTTTAGGATTATAATTATCCATGCCAAAAACAATCATAGGATTGTAGGTATAGTAAAGAACTCGTTTAAACAGGGTATCACTGTTGTAACGTTCTAGTATTTCCTGTTTCTCTTTTTGAGTTTCAGCATTTATAATCTTATCCGCAATATAACGGATCATAGTTACTTTTGACATTGTTACCTCTATTAATATTTATCTTAGTAGTTAATAGAGTAAGATGCTTTAAATTAAAAAAGGGGAACTAAATCCCCTCTTTTTATTTTTTGTTACCAAACAAATCGTCTGCTTCTTCTTGAGTGTAGGGCCACATTATGCTACCCTCCTCTCCTGAATAAGTTCTTTAACTATTTCGTATTCGCCTGCTTGTGCTAGATTAGAACAGTGAATATAAAATGATAGATTGTCAAGCATTGCTACAATAAATTTCATATCCTGCTCCTTAGTTCACGTAGGTCATTACGTTTAAAAACATAACGCCTGCTACTACTGCCATCATGCCAGTTAATACTGTTGTTGTGTAAAGGAAATGTTTAACTTTAGTCATTTTTATTCTCCTTTCCCAACATAATTTCTTTGGCCAAGTCCATACGTCCATGTTGTGCTAAAATATTAGCTGCTCTTGCTCTCCCTGCCGATTCTCCTAACGCAATCATACCTAAGAAAATGCTTACTAATACATTTCTTACTAGGGTACAAAACTTACAGGTTAGGTTATAAAAACTGTGGTGTGTTAATGTTGTCATTATACTACACCTCCATGCTTACGAGTTTGACGCTCGATTTCAATTTTGTATGCTTCCCAGGCAGTTACGCCAATCATACTGCGAGATATACCAATATCGTTTAGTTCGTGATCACTTAATCTACTTAGTTCAGATTTAGTTCTTTTTTGCACTGCTCTTGCTTTAAAGTGTGCCTGGATCTTTTTGTAAAAATCCATCAAAGTCCAGCCAATTTTGTCAGCCGCCATTGTTATTGCAGTCATTCTGCTCTCCTTGTGTATATGTATGTGTGATTTTTAGGAATCTACGAAACCCCGGTCTCTTCCGGTGTCACCACGACGTCTATATTTCAACGCCACTTGTGAGGCATGGGATATGCCCTAGTCTTTCCTAGTGTCACTCATTTTTTCCGAGCTGAGGTCGCTCTGTGTTGCCCTGCAACATTTCTATTTATGCTAGATAGGGCAATAATGCTTACTTATCTTGTTGCTTTATATGCATTTCAGCAATGCTGATATAGCATTAATTATTCAAGTAAGAACGGTTATAACACAAAGTTACAACCGTTCTTATTATTTTATAATCTTATGACTGCGCTGTTTTAACGCACCCTTGCCATTTTATATATGAACGCATCACGTTCATTAACAAAAGACAAAACTGCTAAATCATTTACAAAGTGCCAACCAAAATTATCAGTACAATTTTGCTGACACCATTCTAATTCAGTTGCGTCTACACCTTTTTTATTTAAGTGTACATCATGTGCATAGGATTTCCCAAATCCTGCGGTATAATCAGTTTTTTTCATAAACTCTGTTGTGTGTATCATGTACCTGTATAAATGTAGCACATTTACTCAACTGCTTGAGTTTCATTGCGCCAACATAAGTGAGAGTAGAACGCAACCCACCAAGGATATCTTGAATAGTATTGCCCACTGCTCCTCTGTAAGGTACAAGAACTTCTCTTCCTTCACTGCTTCTATATTCCTTAAGGCCTCCAAAGTGTTTATCGTTCGCGGCCTTCGAACTCATTCCGTAGAATTGTACAAACTGTTTCTCTTCAATTTTATGTTGCATACCGCCCTGATCAAAAGTCACTTCGTTGGTAGTATACATTTTGGTAATAACTTCTCCGCCACCTTCATCATGTCCGGCAAGCATACCACCTAGCATTACATAGTCCGACCCGGCTGCAAAAGCCTTTGCAATATCTCCAGGAGAGACGCATCCACCATCTGCGATAATATGTCCCCCAAGACCATGAGCAGCATCAGCGCACTCAATAACAGCACTGAGCTGAGGATAACCAACGCCAGTTTGTATACGAGTTGTGCAAACGCTCCCAGGACCAATGCCCACTTTAACAATATCTGCTCCACTTAAAATTAACTCCTGTGTTTGATCTGCTGTAACAACATTACCTGCAATAATTACAATGTTAGGATATAGTTGCCTAAACTCTTTAATAAAATCTGTAAAGCGAACACTGTAACCGTTTGCTACATCAATACATACATATTTAACATTTGGCGCTTGTTCATACACCATTCTAAACTTATCATGATCAGCATCTGTAATACCCATACTATATGCTGCATATTCAGGACGTTTAATACGCAATCCTTCGTCAACACAATCAAAGTAACTGACAAGTTCATTTACTGTATATGTTTTAACAAGACAAGTAAACAAACCTAGTTCACCCAGTTTGTCTGCCATTTCAAATGTAGCAACACCGTCCATGTTTGCCGCCATGATAGGAATACCCTCATAGTGCGGATTACTTTCAGGTCGCAACATTTCCATACTCATATCAACCGGAGTATAGTTACGAAACGTATAACGTCTTTCTAGGCGCACTTCTTTACGACTACCCAGTGTGCTACGTTTTGGGCGTAACAATACATTACTATAGTCTAGTTTAATATCTGGTTCAATTCTCATCCTGCTAACCACCTTAAAATACTAATGCCCAATACAACTGTTAATACACCGTTGAGCAATATAAGGGCTCTATCGTGCCACAAATAGCCGACAACACCCCATCCTAAACAACCTACGAAACTTAACATAACATCGTAAATCTTAGGAATCTCTTCCACACTTCGACACATAACTGCCGCAATAACAAAAGCACTGGCAATCCATTTAATATACCAGTCCACTGTGCCTATAGGTGTGACACTTTTGAATACACGGTTACTGTTTAACTTGGCAATCTTTTCGTCAAGTTTTTCAGTTATCGGTTCAATGTGTTGAGTGTTTTCTTCAGCCATGTATGTAGTATACTATAAACTGTTGTTTTGTCAAGAAAAAAGTGACGCCGTCGATGCGTCACTTAGTGTTTTCTTATAGTCCGTTAGGAACAATAACATAATGAATAAGTAGCACGATTGCCAAACTAGCACTCAAGCCAATCATCATCTTACCAAAGTCTCTGCCTACAATAGGGAAAACATTACGAGTTTTCTTCTTACCAGTGAAACTAGCAATAGCAAACTCACGTCCTGCGAGCAAGCCCACAAATACCCAAGTAGTTGACATTGGGATATCATTTAGTTCTTTAAAGAACCACAATGTAAGCCAATAAAACAAGTCAATAATCGTAGCACTTCTGATGTAACGAGTATTGTGTTTTTCTAATACAATGTTTTGAATCTTACCTCCGCCTTCACGAAGCATAAATCCAAGTCCACCAACAAACACAACACTAACCATAATCATTAGCGATATGTCTAGTTCACGTGGTAGGAACACAGCAATGTTAGCCATGTCATGACTTAGCCATGTCCACCATAGGAAGCCTGTTGTTACCCATTGTGCTACACGCCAATAACCTTTGTGTTCTTCTTTAACAGGAACATTCTCGTCCATCCAGCGACTAACAACAAACCATACACCGTATGCGAATGTAGCCGCTACTACATAACCCATCATTGACTTCATCAACATCTTTTCTAGCACAAATGTACTAGCGAATGCTGATAACACTAAGAATGATGTGCTAACTGGAACTCCTACCCTAGTTAGCAATAATAGTACAAGTGGTGCCATAGCATGATACCATTGTACTTCTTGGAAAGGAATTTTGTTTAAGCGACCATAGGAGATGTCTCCTCCATATGCGTACCAACCGTACCATATCGCCCATAATAAAACCGCACTAGCGGCGGCCCACATTATTTTCCAATTGAATCTCTCATTGTTACTTGCGATCCATGTACCGAGAGTCTGTACACTATCGTTTGCTATTACCGCATAAGCGGCAAACAGGAAGCCTAATAGGCTCCATGCGGTGAGTGCGTCCATTTTGTTCTCCTCTGCTTGACAACTTTAACATTGTCGCTCACTTTGGATAGGCTCGACGTTGCCCATCATTATTATTTAACAAATCCGTAATATTTTAATGTTACAGTTTTGTTACAGTTCTAACTTCTTCTGGCATCCAGTAATCCGCCATGCGTTCAGGGTG